ATGAAAGAACAGCTAATAAAAGCTATGCAACGTAATCAGTTAGTAAACATGATGTACGTGTCAAAGACTGGTGGAATAACAAAAAGGCGTATCAAAATCATTAAGATGGAAAGTGATTTATTTCAAGCATTTTGTTTTATGAAACAGGCAAAGCGTACTTTTATTATCGATCATGTTCTAGCTGTTGTGCCGTTAATCCATAAAGCGCGTGATGTCGTATGAATTACGAAAACATGCCAAACAAAAGTATTTTTTGCATCGATATGAAAAGCTTTTATGCCAGCTGTATGGCTACTCTGCACGGATTAGACGTTATGACAACGCCAATAGCGATTATTGGTAACTTTGAACAACCTGGTAGCGTAGTTCTTGCAGCATCTCCAGCAATGAAAGAACGATTCCGAATCAAAACAGGGAATAGGCGTTACGAAATACCAAAGCATCCAGACATTAAATTGTTTGAGCCGAAAATGGCGTACTTTATAGAAATGAGCATGGCTATTACGCGTTTGATTTCTCAGTATGTACCACCAGAATGCATCCATGTATACAGCGTCGATGAAAGTTTTGTGGATTTAACAGGAACAGAAAAATTATGGGGTCCACCTGAAGAGACTGCTTTAGCAATACAGGAAGCAATTTATCTTCAACTAAATATTCCATCAGCTATAGGGATGGGACCAAATATGTTGATGGCGAAGTTAGCTCTAGATTTAGAATCTAAAAAGACGGGTTTTGCTAAATGGACCTACGAAGATGTACCGGAAAAGCTTTGGCCAGTGAAGCCACTTTCGCAAATGTGGGGAATTGGCTCAAGAATGGAAGCAAACCTAAATGATATGGGCATATTTTCAGTTGGAGAATTAGCAAATGCAGATCTGAATGTGCTTGAAAAACGCTTCGGTATTATGGGCAATCAGCTATATCATCATGCGTGGGGAATCGACCTCTCAACGTTAGGCGAGCCTCTAGTTACAAATTCTGCTTTAAGTTTTGGCAAAGGCCAAATGCTCATGCGTGATTATCACACAAGACAGGAAATATCGGTTGTTTTGTTAGAAATGTGCGAAGACGTAATGAAACGTACCCGTGAGGCTGGATATGTTGGTCGGACGGTAACACTCGGTCTGTCTTATAGCCACAGTGCGATGACAAAGAGCTTCCATCGGTCAAAAACCATTGAAATCCCAACGAATGAGACACTTGTGATGCACAAAGTTTGCATGGAATTATTGAATCAATACTTTGCTGGCGAACCAGCTCGACAATTATCTGTCCGTTTAACAAATTTAGAGCCGGAGCGTAGTATTCAGCTGGATTTATTCGATGAGCGGAAAGAGAAACGGCAGATTCTAGGTCATACTATGGACGCTATTCGCAGTAAGTTTGGTGCGACTTCATTATTACGAGCAGCTTCATATACCGATGCTGGAACCGCTATAAAAAGAGATCGTTTAGTCGGTGGACATTTAGCATAAAAGGGGCGTAAATTGTGATACGAGATAGAGGTACAATTAAGTGGACGGCGATGATGTTGCCGGAACATGTGCAGAAAATCCGCGATTGGAAACAAGAATCATATGCTGAAGCACCTAGAGAATTGACTGAATGGGAGCTAGAGGAATTACAGCTAACAATAGATCAAGCAGTAACACAGCAAAAAATCGTTACTTTAACTGTTTGGGAAAGCATAAAGTACGTGCAATGGACTGGGCTTATTCAAGCTTTAAATCCGGATAAGCAAGAACTTACATTAGAGACCATCACCAAGATTAAACATATACCCATTCACACTATACACGCTGCACGATTAGATGAAGAAAGTTATGAAGAATGAAAGCCATCCGATAGCGGGTGGCTTTTTGATATATCAATTATTTCAGTTTGTATCAGTATGTTTTTAAATTGCATTTTATGAAAAATAAAAGCAACAAAAAAGCAACCAAAATTCTGAATGCATGTGAATAGTGGCGAAATCCAATTATTATAATAATGAAAAAACCTTGCTATAAAGGGCTTTGTGAATACATATGAAAAGGGGTAAATAGATGAACGCTTACGATGAATATAAGCGTTCATTTTTTTCGGAAACATTGATATATCAAGGGTTACATAAGGTTAGTTGTTGTTTGTTTTTGAAAAAGTCACAAAAAGATAACATTTCTCCAAATTTGGTATCTTTAGAATTTTAAAATATAAATAATTAGAAAAGTAACGACTAAAGAAGCACTGGAATCAAAAAAGATTCTGGTGCTTTTTTATGTTATCAAAAATATTTTCTAAATAGAAATATATTTTAGAATATTTGAAAAACGTTGATTTTTTTAACCTAATTTTAACCTTTGTGTATTAAAATTAATTGAAATATCAGAACGGAGGGGTCAAATGAGAAAACCGATAACTAGAATATTTTCAATTTTTTCTACTTTCCATACTTATTTCTCATACGTTTTTTGGTAGCTTACTGATATTTCCCCGAAATACTGGAGACGTTGTGTTAGATTTCTTATGAAATATGGGAATAGGATAATTGATTTTTTAAAAATGGAGAAAAAGGAGGTTTGAAATGAATTTAATAAAGAAAATAGGGTCATTATTTCTAGTTTTATTGTTAGTAACAGGAACTTTAAGTATAAACCCAATCGGTACCGTATATGCTGCATCTCCAACGGCGACGATTGTAGTCGCAGACACTGCACTGGTAATTGGAGAAACCTCACTGGTGACGATTACCTTCTCAGAAGCGGTGACGGGATTCACCAATGCGGATCTGACAATCGCAAACGGAACACTAAGCGCCGTTAGTTCTTCGGATGGAGATATCACATGGACAGCAACGTTAACTCCAGATGCTGATATCACTGATGCAACGAATGTCATTACGCTCGACAACACGGGTGTGACTGATTCGGCAGGTAATATAGGACAGGGTATCACGAGCTCGAATTATTACGAGATTGATACGCAACGTCCAACGGCAACAATTGTAGTAGCAAACAATGTGCCGGGTATTGGGCAACACTTACTGGTAACTATTGTCTTCTCGGAAGCAGTGACTGGCTTCGACATTTCTGATCTATCAGCCGCCAACGGAACTGTATCCACCGTTTCGGGTAGCGGTTCCATTTACTCAGCAACGTTAATACCAAATGCTAATATCACTGCTGCAACCAATGTCATTACGCTCGACAACACGGGTGTGCAGGATGTTTCAGGTAATGCAGGAACGGGTACCACGGCCTCGAACAATTACGCGATTGATACGATTCGTCCAACGGCAACGATTGTAGTCGCAGATAGTATGCTGACAGCTGGAGCAACATCCCAGGTGACGATTACCTTCTCAGAAGCGGTGACGGGCTTCAACAATGCAGATTTAACAATACCAAATGGAAGCCTAAGCGCTGTTAGTTCTTCGGATGGTGGTATAACTTGGACAGCAACATTTACGCCGAATATTAATGTCAATGATACAACCAATATCATTTCGCTCAGCAACTCAGGTGTGTCTGATTTAGCGGGTAACGCAGGTTCAGGTACTACTAATTCTGGCAATTTTACGATTAATACGGTTCGTCCAACGGCAACGATTGTATTCTCAGACACTGCATTGAAAATTGGAGATACATCAACGGTGACGATTACCTTCTCAGAAGCGGTGTCGGGCTTCACCAATGCAGATTTGACAATCGCCAACGGAACCATAAGCAATGTTAGTTCTTCAGATGGCGGTATCACATGGACAGCAACGTTCACGCCAACAAGTAATATCACTTATGCAACCAATGTCATTACGCTCGACAACACGGGTGTGACTGATTTAGCGGGTAACGCAGGAAGTGGTACCACGGACTCGGACCATTATGCGATTGATACGGTTCGTCCAACGGCAACGATTGTATTCTCAGACACTGCCTTGAAAATTGGAGATATATCAACGGTGACGATTACCTTCTCAGAAGCGGTGTCGGGCTTCACCAATGCAGATCTGACAATCGCCAACGGAACCATAAGCAATGTTAGTTCTTCAGATGGCGGTATCACATGGACAGCAACGTTCACGCCAACAAGTAATATCACTTATGCAACCAATGTCATTACGCTCGACAACACGGGTGTGACTGATTTAGCGGGTAACGCAGGAAGTGGTACCACGGACTCGAACAATTATGCGATTGATACGGTTCGTCCAACGGCAACGATTGTATTCTCAGACACTGCATTGAAAATTGGAGATATATCAACGGTGACGATTACCTTCTCAGAAGCGGTGTCGGGCTTCACCAATGCAGATTTGACAATCGCCAACGGAACCATAAGCAATGTTAGTTCTTCAGATGGCGGTATCACATGGACAGCAACGTTCACGCCGGCAAATAGCATCACTGATGCAACTAATCTCATTACGCTTGACAACACAGGTGTGGCTGATTTAGCGGGTAACGCAGGAAGTGGTACCACGGACTCGAACAATTACGCGATCGATACGGTTCGTCCAACGGCAACGATTGTAGTCTCAGATAGTACGCTGAACTCTGGAGAAACACCACTGGTGACGATTACCTTCTCAGAAGCAGTGACGGGCTTCACCAATGCAGATTTATCAGTCCCAAACGGAACACTAAGCGCCGTTAGTTCTTCGGATGGCGGTATCACATGGACAGCAACATTCACGCCAAATGCTGGGATCACTGATACAAGCAATGTCATTACGCTCAGCAACACAGGTGTGACTGATTTAGTGGGAAACGCGGGGAGTGGTACCACGAACTCGAACAATTATACGATTGATACGGTTTCACCAACGGCAACCATTATAGCCGCAGACAATGCACTGAAAATTGGAGAAACATCCCTGGTGACAATTACCTTCTCAGAAGCGGTGACGGGCTTCACCAATGCAGATTTAACAATCGCCAACGGAACACTTAGCAACGTTAGTTCTTCGGATGGCGGTATTACATGGACAGCAACGTTCACGCCGACAAGTAGCATCACTGATGCAAGCAATCTCATTACGCTTGACAACTCGGGTGTGCAGAATGCGACAGGTAATAAAGGAAGTGGTACCACTGACTCGAACAATTACGCGATCGATACGCAACGTCCAACGGCGACTATTGTAGTCTCAGACAAAGCACTGGGAATTGGAGAAACATCACTGGTGACGATTACCTTCTCAGAAGCGGTGACGGGCTTCACCTTGGTAGATTTAGTAGTCGACAACGGAACACTAAGTGGCCTTAGTACTTCGGATAATGTCACATGGACAGCAACGTTCTTACCAGTTGCTGGTATCACTGATGCAACCAATTTCATTACGCTCAACAACTCGGATGTGTCTGATGCTGCAGGTAATGCAGGAACGGGTACTACGTTCTCGAACAATTATGCGATTGATGCGCAACGTCCAACGGCAACGATTGTAGTCACAGATAGTACGCTGACAGCTGGAGAAACATCCCTGGTGACGATTACCTTCTCAGAAGCGGTGACGGGCTTCGACAATGCAGATTTATCTGTCGCCAACGGAACACTAAGTGCTGTAAGTTCTACGGATGGCGGTATCATATGGACAGCAACGTTCACGCCAACTGAAGGTGTCACTGATACAAGCAATCTCATTGTACTCAACAACATAGGTGTGACTGATTTGGCAGGTAATGCAGGAACGGGTACTACTAATTCTTCCAACTATTCGATTGCTACGGTTCGTCCAACGGCAACAATTGTAGTCGCAGACAGTGCACTGAAAATTGGAGAAACATCCTTGGTGACGATTACCTTCTCAGAAGCAGTGACGGGCTTCGACAATAAAGATCTGACAATCGCAAACGGAACTCTAAGCGCCGTAAGTTCTTCTGATGGCGGTATCACATGGACAGCAACGTTCACACCAACGAAAAACATCAGTGATTCGACGAATGTCATTACACTTAACAACACGGGTGTGCAGAATGCTGCAGGCAATACTGGACTGGGTACCACGGACTCGAACAATTACGCGATTGATACAGTGGTTCCTGCGGTGGTTCGTCCAACGGCGACTATTGTAGTCGCAGACACTGCACTGAACATTGGAGAAACCTCACTGGTGACGATTACCTTCTCAGAAGCAGTGACGGGCTTCACCAATGCAGATTTGACAATTGTAAACGGAACACTAAGTGCTGTTAGTTCTAAGGATGGTGGTGTCACATGGACAGCAACATTCACACCACAAGCCAACATAAATGTAGCCAAAAATCTAATCACACTTAATAATAGCGGTGTGTATAATAGTGGAGGTAACGCAGGACAGGGTATAACTGAATCCAATCAGTTTTCTATTTTCACGCAAGTAATAACTGATGGAGGTGGTTCGATATATATACCCAACAATGAGTCCCCATCTATTCCGTCTGACAAAGTAATTACTTCAATTAATGGTGAAATTACGCTATCAGTTGGCACATCAGGGGTGGTTAGCCTAGGCGAAATAATCAGACTTTCTATTCCTAAGGGTGCCTCAAGTAGAGAATTAGAAATCTCAATAGAGGCATTAAAGAACATAGAAACTTTGCTAAGGAATAAAGAAATTTTAGCAAGCCAAGTGTTTGAAATTAAGAAAAATAGTATAGAAAATTTAAATAAACCTGTAACATTAACTGTAGCTTTCGATTTGGAGAGCCTAAAAAGTGATGAAACTGTTGCTCTATTTTATTATGACGAATTGAAGAAATCTTGGGTGAAAGTTGATGGTGGTATCATAAAGGGAAATCAACTGACAGCAGAGATCAACCAGTTTTCGAAGTATGCGCTACTCGTTGTAGATAAAACAACTGGAATGGCGATAATTGATACTACAGTGGAAATTGATTCCAATGAACCCTCTGAAATTCCGACTGAAGATACTACAGTAGAATTCAATTTCAGTGATACTATTGGACACTGGGCAGAAGAAGAAATTGGGGCAATGTTTACGCTTGGTATTATTACAGGCTATCAAGACGGTACTTTTAAACCAAATGACTCCATCAAACGAGAACATGTAGCCGTCATGATAACACGTGCCTTAGAGTTAAAGCCGATTCGTGCAGCACGTACTTTTACAGATGTTTCAACGAGTAGTCCATACTATGATGCTATTAGTAGGCTACAAGTAGCGGGCATTATTGATGGGACAAATGATGCCTTTCATCCTCAAGCGAATATGACGCGTGCCCAAATGGCAAAAGTATTAGTATTAGCTCTTGGGTTAAATAGTGGTAGTAAAACTACCTTCCGAGACGTCCCTGAAGATCATTGGGCGAATGGATATATTGCAGCACTTGAAGAACATGGCATTACGATAGGGGATAATGGAAATTTCAAACCGAATGACCTTGTAACACGTGCCCAATTCTCAGCCTTTTTATGTAGGGCGTTAAATTTACAAAAATAATAGAATACTATGTACGAATAACGCCCATCTACTTTTAGATGGGCGTTTCTATAATTAATTTTTTTATCTTTTTCTTTTTACTCGTTTTCAGTATGGTCATTTAGTAATTCCGTAAACTTAGCATGCATTTTTTCAGTAGCAGCTACTCGCATCCCAGACGTAACATGCAAATAAATCTTAGTCGTTGTCTCAGAGTTTTTGTGGCCAACTCGATTCATAATGAAGTTCAAATCCACACCAGCCTCTGCCAACAGACTAATGTGTGTGTGGCGGAGGATGTAGGTGCGGAATTGTTTGTTGATATCGGTGAGGGCGCCGAGTCGTCGGACGGTTTGGTTAAGCATCTTGACGGTAGGGGGGATGCCTTCTTTGTCACCGAATACAAAGTCGGATGTAATCCATTCGCGATCCTCACGCCATTGGTAGAGCAGCTTCAATTTCTCCACGACAATATCATCTATGTCTACGGAGCGGACGCTGCCAAAAGTTTTGGGTGGTGTGAGCTCGAAGTCGCCACGGATACTTTTTTTCGCATAGACTGTTTTGTTGATGTGAATGATTTTTTTGTCTAAATCGATGTCCCCTGCCTGTGAATGCGATTGTATAAAAGAGGGTGAGGTACATAATGTTGCGGTGTTTGTCCACGTAACTTAAAAATTCCTTCAATTCGTTAGTTTCTAAATAAAGCTTCGCTGTTTCCTCATTACTAACATCCTCTAACGTCAGCTTTTTCTTTGGTACAAATGAAGCTTCAACAGGGTTTATCTCAATCAAGCCAATTTCTTTTGCATAAGCAAACATCATTTTGGCTGCATTGTGTGTGCCGTGCAGAAACGGTGACGATATGTATGAAGGCGATTTAACCGAATTAGAAGTGGACGGAGAGATACGTCGCTTTGTAGTACGAATTAAAACAGTGGTAAGGGAAATGGTATCCCATCCTTCATTCGATGATGCGACTGCAAAAGTGAAAGTTACTGGGGTTGTTTTTGAATGGATCTCTTCCCTTGTGTGGATGAAAACGGAGTGCTAGACAACGAAAAGATGGTAATTGTAGGGCATGTTGCTTAGCAATCGATAAATATTGTGCAGTAAAAGTAACAAATTGTTGAGGAAGTAATTAGATGTGTAAGAATTGTAAAATCGACTCTTTAAAAGCTAAGCATTTAAAGGGAAATCCTGGTTCTGAATTTGAATTAATCATTAGTCCTAGTAGTGGTGAAACCTTTCCTAAATTTAAGAGCTACATGTAATTTACTAAAAAACGAAGGATACGTGAATAAAAAGGAAATCAATCTCAGTTTAGTATATTTTAATAGATAAATAAACTGAATATCTAGATGATTTAAATATGTTTCAGTTCTTTGTTTCATCTTTTCTACTTCTAAATAGTAATAACATGAATAATAAACTTGCTACCCAAAAAGAATAAAAGATATTTTCGAGCAAAGCCCAATTACCATTATTGAAATAATCCAAAACCGTTGTAATTAAGAATAGTGTTACAAAAAAAGTAATATATAAGTATTTTCCGAATGTAGTCAATTAAAGCACCTCAATATGCATTTTTTAATAGTGTGTGCAAATTAAGGTTATTTATTCATAAAAAAGCCGCAGCGTTGGTAGACACTACAGCTCCGGCATGAAACTATTTGAACTTATGCAGTTGCTTCACTTTCAACGAAGCTACTTCTCCACAATTCGTACAAATACTCAAAATTAGTGGTGAACTCGAAAGATTGATCCTATCGATTCTAATAGGTCTTACATTTGAATAAGGACCGCCTAATTCACCTTGTGCAAAGGAATCATTACCACATCTTTTACAAACTAGTTTATCTAATTCCATTAAACCACCTCAATATGTATTTTATGTAAATTATAACATAAAAGAAAAGCCGCAGCGTTTGCAGACGCTACAGCGGATTGATTGATTCATACCCTTCGAGTTGTATTGACATTAGCATTATACCACAACGTAGGAGGGCAAACCTATATGGGAAAACAAGGGCAAACAGAATTAAATCGTTATCAGCTGGACAAGGCAATCAAAAAGTATCACGACAACATGTGTAAGTACATGAGAATGAAGGATGAACTAGATTCATTAACGGCAGCAGCATCAACAGCACAATATGGTATTGAGGCAACTATGCCTAAAGCAGTAGGGGGAACAAGTGATCCAGTACATGCACATGTTCAAATTCGAGCAGCACGTGAAGTACGTATTAACAAGACTAAGATTGAATTGCTGATGGTGCAAAATCTAATAGAAAAGGTAACTGGTGACATTGAGCAAGAAGTGCTTTATTGGCTGTTAGAAGGCATGCTCTTCCGTTGGATTGGGGCAAAACTAAATATGAGTCATACGAGTGTACAGCGAGTGAGAGAGCGTATTTTGGATATGATGATGGAATAAGGAGAAGGCCATTTTCTTTTAAAGTAGAAAATGGCCTTTATAGAATTGTGTATTTTAATTTGAAGAACCTTCATCTTTGTTTATTAAATTAAACCCATAATTAATTTGCACACAAATATATGCAACTATCACGGTAAGGGAAGGTATTAATATCTTGTAGCTTGGGCTTTCTATGTATTCGTTAAATGAATTATTTATGTCTTCCGGGTTAGAAACAGTAAATGCGGCAGTTGCGGCTGTATCACCTAGTACTACTATGGTAATTATAGAAGACAGTATGCTGAATATTTTTTGCATATCATACTTCTTGTAGATGGTTTTAATATTTTTCTTGCTGGGCTTAAAGAATTTTCTATTCATTGCAATGTAACTGAATGATAAATTTACAACTATAACAAATAGCGAAGTTGAAACAATACTAAGCACTAAAAAATAATGCGGAGATAATTCAGTGTTTACTAAAATTGTGATACAAATTACAAAAGTGCAAATTATTAAGATGAAAATTTTAAATAATTCTATAAAGCAATAACAAGATGTTTTGAAAATATCAAAATAATGATCCATTGAATTTGGCTTAGCTAATTGTTCCTTTTCAAAAAGTATATGTTGGAACCATGAAAGTACAAAATAAGCTATCAAACAAAGAATAGTGCTTGAAATTAACCCGGAAATTAGATTTTCCATTAGATTTAAAGTGTTTTTCACAATTGTCTGCCAATTGAAAAATAATAAAGTGGAAAATGAGAGGCATATTATGATGAGAACTATAATTGTAACTAGTAATTCATTTTTTATTTCTTGTTTCGTCTGATTCATTATTTCTCTCCCTAATATAAAATTGTAATTATTTACATATCTATTTTATATCCAATGCGCCAAGTGTTACAACTGTTACAAATGTGCCAGATGTTCCAAACGTTTCTTTTTTGACTGGTTGAAATGTAAAATGAAGGGGAGGTTGGTCAGGTAAATGTTTTTTCTTTTGATCTTTATAATTACTAGATTTTTGAGAAAGACAGACCGACGACCGACCCGCGCCCCATAAACTTGTTCAGGGCAAGACATACATGGCCGGCCCATATTTTTTAAGAGATTAGGTATCTTAATAATATAAAGGTTAAAAGGAGTGGTTTATATGTGAACTTCGTCCACTTTCCATTTTATTCAGTTAAACTTTCCAAAGTGCACGGATTCGCACTAACACAATTCGCTTTGCAATAATACACGGGCAGCTCTACGTGACTCAGAAGTGGGCTATCGACAGTTTTACCACAATTAAATAATAGACGAATGAAAGCCTTACACCTAGCACGGTAAGGCTTTTTATTATGACAAAGAATTTGCATACCATCTCTTTTTGGTCATAATGTATAATTAAAATGAAATAATCCTAATTAGGAAGGAGTTGGATATGGGGATGTCGGAAGAATCCGTATTGATTTTATTATCGCTAGTTTTATTAATAGGATTAACACTACGATGGATAAGAATCATAAAAGTGAATAGCAATATTCAAGTTGAACAAAATAAAGAAATTATCGAGCTTTTAAAAAAGAACAGTCGAGATAAAGATGAAATCAAAATAAACGAATAATACATATATAGATTCATTTAATGTTAGTTTAACATCCTACGGGGTGTTTTTATTTTGATTTGAAAACTGCATCAAACAGTCATTTTAAAAATGTGTTAGGAAGCAATCATAAGAGTGTAAGTCATTATAAGACACGAATGACTTGTTTGGTGTTGTTTTGAGGACAGAACAAAATCAGAATGAGGTGAGGACGATGAATCATGTATTGCAGTGCGAAAATTGTGAACGACCAGCTCCAATCATTAGTAAGAAGCATGTGCGTACGATTGTCGGAAATGAGACTGAGAAAAAGACAGTTCCTAATGTAATGCGTGTGCGGGTGGGACGATTAAACTTATCGTGAGATTTTTAAAAATATAAAAAATACTGGTCTTGTTCGGAAATTTAGAAGGACTTTCCATTTTTGTGTCGAACAGTGACATAAAGAGGGAGGTGATTTGAATGACTGAATTAGATCAAACGAATAGTTCGGGTCATAATATTTTTATTAGTGATTTAATCGAAGCCACGAGAGGGAAAGATCAAGTATTGAAAAAATTTATTAGTAAACAATTATACATAAAGAAATCCCCTTTTGGCATTGAAAGGATAAACAAAAATATAGATTTTTTGAAAACTTTGGATTCGACCCAACAAGCATTAATTATAGGGAGGGCTGCGGATTTTAAAGAATCTAACGACCCTTCAAAATATTTCCCTGTAATACTAGCTATTTTTGGATTTATTATTTCTCTTTATAAACTACTAGACGAGTTCACTGGCACTATTATTTTTTCGTTTATGGTGACCTTGGTAATAGCAATCTATTTCACTTTTCTAATGATTCGTGCTTTTTCAACATATCCAATAGCTGTATATTTTCATTCTTTAGTAACGAATATAAAATTTGAAAAATAGTTTTAAGCATCTCTACGGAGGTGCTTTTTCTACGCCTAAAAATAAAAAAAGCAATTAGCATAATGGGGTGACAGCAAAAACATGTTAAGGAGTTACCTTCTAGTTCGGGGTATGATGGAGTGGGGGGAATTCAAATGAATGAAAAAGTTACTTTGATTTTATCAATACCCCTGCAATTATAGTCGCAACTTGCTCGCTATCTCCTAAGATTACTAGACATGAGGAGGGATGAATTTGAGGAAAATTAGTATTATTTTTGCGTCAATATTGTTACTGATCATTAGTGCTTGTTCTGCCGAGAGTAGTAAAGATAGTCAAAAAACTGAACCTATTATCGACGCGACAAAATTTAGTAGAATTAGCAGTGCTCAGTTGATTGAAATTATGGGGGAACCTGAATATGTAGATGAGTATAATTGGTTGGTACCATCGACAGGGAAGGAAATACCGGCGAAAACATATATTTACGAAGGAAATAAATATGAATTTATGGTAATCGAGGACGCGGTCACAAGAATGAGCATTTATTCTGGAACATATATGGGATATGATGATACATCATTTGAATTTAAGAATGATGAAGATCTTTTTTCTATGTTTAATATCCAACCAAGCGACGATTTAAAAAAAGTTGCTGATACTGGTGCAGCATTAAGATTTACGCCAGTTTCAGAAAAAGTTGCAGAATTGTGGGTTCTTGAAATTGAAAAAAATAACTTTGGTATTGCAAAAATCACATATAACTTGAATTACTATTAAGCACCTACTAGGTGCTTTTTCTTATGCCCAGAAAGAAGGTGAGAGCCATTTCAGTACGTACAACTATGACCTTAACAGACCGCATGACAGGTACTTTGCAAAAGATGATGAAAGCAATGAATAGTACAATTCGAGCGATGGAACAGATGCATACCGCATCAAACAGAGCAGGTGATATGCGTAGTTTACAGCGAGCTAGGCGTGATATAGAGAGTGCTAGTGCATCTTTTGAACGATTAAGAGCAAGTGCAAGGTTAGCAGGAAGTGAAGGGCAGAACGCTGGTGCTAGGTTGCGAAATGGCTTAAATAGTGTTCGGGATAGCGCGAATTCAGCCACCAGTAGCGTACGCACATTGTTAAATAGTCTTTTGGGATTTGCAGCTGCGTACTTATCTATCCAAGGTATTGTCAATGGTTTCAATAAATTTACTCAGGCTTCGGATAACTACTCTAACACGAATGCTCGTTTATCAAATATTAATGATGGTCTTCAAACACAAGCTGAATTGCAAGACAAGATTTATAGAGCCTCACAGCGAAGTTTGAGTTCGTACAACGATACTGCAGCGAGTGTGGCAAAGTTGAATCTCTTAGCAGGTAAGTCTTTCGCTAGCAATGATGAAGCAATTCGCTTTTCAGAATTAATGAATAAATCGTTCTCGGTATCAGGTGCTTCTACACAAGAGAAACAAGCAGGGATGTATCAATTGACGCAGGCTATGGCAGCGGGACGACTTCAAGGTGATGAGTTCCGTTCTATTACAGAAAATGCACCGTTGTTAGCGCAGGCAATTGCAGACGCAACTGGAGTTGGGATGGAAGGGCTAAAAGAGATGAGCTCTGAAGGAACTATTACAGCAGATATTATCAAAACATCTTTATTCAAAGCTGCCAAAGATATTGAAGAGAAATTCAAAAACATGCCATTAACATTTGCTGATGCAATGACTGTGTTTAATAACTGGGCACAAAAAGCGTTTGAACCGATGTTTATTCGATTCAGACAATTCGTTAATTCTGATGCATTTGGCGTATTAGCCGGTCATGCAATGATATTTGTAAATCTTTTCGTATCTGGTTTATCACTTGTATTTGATGCATTAGAAATGATGTACAACACAATCGGGGCTGTGGGGCAATTTATGTATAATAACGCTGCATGGGTGGTTCCAATTCTAGTTGTAATGGCAGTTGTTTTAGGTTCTATCGTAGCTATTTTGATGACTAAATATGCAGTTTTAGGATTGATTAGGACTGCAACACTTGCATGGGCAGCAGCTCAATGGGTGGTAGATGCTGCTTACTTAGCTAGTCCTATTACGTGGGTCATAATCGCGATAATTGCGGTTATCGTTTTGGTCGTTACCGCAATGATTATGTGGGGTGAACAAACAGCAACAGTAGTTGGCTTTGTCGCTGGAATATTTGGTGCGTTAGGAGCATTTATCTTCAATGTTTTTGCTAACATTGCAAACTTCCTAACAATCTTTGCTGAATTCTTCATCAATCTATTTATTGATCCAGTGTATGCCGTGAAGAAATTATTTTATGACTTAGTAATGATGGTTGTTGATAACATGTCTGCAATGGCAGGTAGTTTTGATAGTGCTGCAACGGTTTTAGGTAATGCCTTTGTATCTGGAGCAAATATTGCAATTAAAGCAGTAAACGGATTAATTAATTTACTCAACAAAATACCTGGTGTTGATATCGGTACTGTGGGTGAGCTACAGACTGGTAAATCCAACGTCGTCACAAAGCATTGGCAAAACTTCGCTGCTAACCTTAAAGCTCCAACTAGCGATAAAAACGTAGTGAACTTATCTAAGACTAATCTTATGAGCATGCCTGATGCATTTAATAAGGCGAATGAATGGGCTTATAACGGTACGATGAAGGCTGCTGATACAATGAGTGGTCTTGTAGATAAAGCTAAGGGTCTAGCTGGTTTAGGTAAAGACTCTAACAATAAAGAGAATCCATTTAGTGATACTGCTAGTTTAATGGATAACGTAGTAAATACAGCACCTTCAGAGTCAGGTCTTGGTAAAAGTGCTGATAAAGATAACAAACTTAAAGGTGGAAAATTGGATACGGTCGGTAAGATTGAAGATAAAATCAATCTAGCAGACGAATATCTAGAATTATTTAAGGATATTGCAGAGGGAAAAGCGATTAACAATATCGTGTCATTAACACCGAATTTACAGGTCAACAACACCTTTGAGGACACTGCAGGTAGTGTATTAAGTAAAGTCCTGAATAAGATTGGTGACTTATCAAATGTTGGTGGTTATGCTGCAAAGTTGAATGACTTTGTTTCGCAATCATTAAACGCACCATCTAGAGATGATGTTGTGGTGTCTAAAGAGGTGCGTGAGAAGGTTGCAGCTTCACCTATCATGAACAATAGCAAGACGGTTGTTCAACATGTCAAGAGTGAGCCTAAGTTCTACTTCACAGGCGATATAAATGAAAAAGTGGACGTTGAAGATGTTGTGAAAGCCATTACGCAAGGACTTAAAGATGAACAAGGTCGTTCAGTAGAGGGGGTTTACGGATGACGACAGGCATTTATCTAAGTGCTAAAAACGATGCAGAAGGTTTTCGTATTCCTGTAAATCCTCCTGATCTACCTTTTAAAAATACTGCTGATGGTGAAGAATTTAGTATTGCTAAAACAGGTTCCGTGAATGTACCTAAACCAATGAAACTAACGGAATTCGCATTTTCATCATTTTTCCCAGCAAGTGATACGCATTACGCCGAGACTCAATTTGTCGAACCTAAAAAATATATTGATCAAATTAACAAGTGGATGGCCGAAGAAACGGTTATTCGCTTTATTTATGTTGGTGGTTCTTTTTCGATTAACGGCCTGGTTACGATTGAGAGTTTTGAAGCGAAGGATCAGTTTGGCACTGCAGATGTTGACTATTCTATAGCGTTCAAAAAATATGTGCCTTTTGGATTTGAAAAAATGGAGCTTGTAAAAAAGAAAATCCAGGCTGTTCAGTCCGCTGATAAAAAGGCAACAGAACAGGTTGTGAAAAAGGAAGCCCCTAGAGAAAATCCCAAGCCAGTACCACAAACGTATAGCTTGGTGAAAGGAGACTCTCTTTGGAAAATTGCTCAAAAGTACACAGGGAATGGCGCTAACTATAAAGCATTGCAGTCGTTGAATGGCATTAAGGACAGTGATTTACGTAAATTGCCAATTGGCTTAAAAGTGAAAATACCACCTGAATGGACAGCTAAGAAATGAGGTGACAGGTATGGAAGTTCTAATCGATAATCGTGACGGAAATATTTATGAAGTACCTATTACCTCAGTTAGTTGGAAAACAGAAAAAACAGGTAAGGCATCGGAATTAAACGTCACTTTGCTAAATCCAGATCCGATAAAGGATGAAGTTGTATCTGGTGCAATCGTGCGAGTTACTGATGGTGTTCATAAAATTTTTTATGGTTATTCATTTAAAGCAGGGTTTGGCAAAAACAGCGAATTTAAAGTTACGGCCTACGATCAGTTGAAGTACTTAATGTACAACGACACTTATGTAATTCCCTCGATGTCAGCTGAGTCAGCTATAGCTCGTATTTGCGGGCAAGCGAATTTAACGCTTAGTAAATCAGCAAGCACAGGGTTTGTAGCGCCAGGAATGGTTGAAGAAGATAAAAAGGCATTAGATGTCATTATGAAATATATCGACTCTGCAATTGTTGCGACCAATCAGAGCTTTGTATTCATGGATGATTTCGGGTCACTTGGTTTGCACAATATCAGTGATCTCGTTATCCCACCTACAGAATTTTATATAGGTGAGGAAAGTCTTTTATACGACTTTGATTATTCAGTGTCTATCGAGGATGCGTATAACAGGATTAAATTAGTTGTAGATGACAAAGAGGCTTCTAAACGAAAGGTCTTTATTGCGCAGGACAGCGGTAATATCGCAAAGTGGGGGCAACTACAGTACTACAAAAAAGTAGACGAAAATATGACACCTGCCCAAGTTGAAAGTCTGTTAGATACTCTACTAGCTGTTCACAATAAAGAAAAGAAAGAATTGTCATTGAAGTGTTTAGGTGACTGGCGAGTGCGCGCTGGTAAGATGGTCTTTATTTATATTGAAAAATTAGGGCTGAAACAATTGTTTTTAGTGGAAACTTGCACACAAGATTGGTCACCGAAAGTGCATACAATGAGCTTAGAATTGAAGGTGGTTTAATGAGTTTATTAGATTTAATAAAAACAACGGCAATGGCTGCCTTTCGAGCGTCTAATCCAGTAAACATTATTTTGGGTACGGTGATAGAATCCAAGCCATTAAAAATTGAAGTACACTCGAAGCTCATCTTAACGGACGAGTTTTTGCTTGTCGCTGAACATCTTACAAGACACGAACGTATTGTAACAGTCGAATATGAATTTCCGAAAAACTTTCCTAAAGGTCAAATCGGTGATGAGCTAAAGCAAGCGAGTTCTAAGAGAAAAAACATTGGTGATCCATACTCGAACCCTTATGAGATTTACGAAATGAAATATGCAAAATTAAACTTTGAAGATGGACTTAAAGAAGGCGATAAAGTAGTGATGCATAGGGTGCAAGGTGGCCAGAAATATTATGTTTCAGACAGATATAGAGAAGGTGATAAAGTATGGTAATACCTAAGGGGACAATCGCAATTACACCCGAAATCGAAGTAGTTGATGCTGCTGAATTACCTACCAGGACGTACAATTTAGATTTCATAAAAGGGCGCTGTGGTGGTTTTATTGACGGTCAAAAAGCTATGGAGCAAGTAATATTTAAAGTGTTGAACACTGTGCGTTTTAAACATCTAATTTACACGGACAATTATGGCTTTGAGAATATGATTGGTCATGACGAGTTGTATGTTCGCGGTGATTTAGGAAGGCGTATACAGGAGGCACTATTGCAAGATGAGCGCATTACAAGTTTATCAAATTTCAGTCTTGATTTTGTGACGAAAGACGATGTGCTAGTGGATTTTGTAGCGCACACGATATATGGAGATGTGCAGTTGTTAAAGGAGGCGGTGAGAATTGCTTGATTACTTGGAAGCCCAAACATTTGAAAAATTATTAACAGAAATGCTTGATCAGGTTCCTGATGACGTCGATAAGCGTGAAGGAAGTATCATTTACGATGCACTTGCACCAACCGCATTAAAGACTGCTGAAACGTACTGGGACATGGCTGTGTTATATCGTCGTACTTTTGCAGTAACTGCAGATGGTATCGACCTAGAAAAGCGTGTAAATGAGCATGGTGTTGAGCGTAAAAAGGCTGGTAAAGCGATTCGTCGAGCTGTATTCACTGGAAGAGACGGTCAACCGCTCAACGTTGCATTAAGTGGGCTGTATCGTTTAGATGCAATAATTTATAAAGTGATTGAAAAAATAAATCCAGGTGAATTTAAAGTAGAGGCTCAATCAGCTGGTGCTGTTGGTAATAGAGATTTCGGAGAAATGCTACCAGTAGAAGCTAATAACAAATTAGGTAAAGCAATACTTTCAGATGTACTCGTACCAGGTGAGGACGATGAAACAGACGAATCCCTTTATCAGAAGTTTTTAGAACATATACGTGAAAAAGCTTTCGGTGGGAATCGTGCGGATTACAAGAAAAAAATAAGAGCTATACAAGGTGTCGGTGGAGTTAGATTAAGACGTGCACCATATGGTGGAGGCACAGTCAAAGCGATAATAATTGACTCTGATTTCAATGCCCCTACACCTGAATTTATATTATATGTACAAGAAATAATGGACCCTATTGAATTTAAGGGCGATGGCTATGGTACGGCACCAATTGGCCATGAGGTGACTGTTGAAGGTGTAGGAGTAGTTAACGTTATTGTCGAATGTGAAATCATCCTAAACGGTGTAACAATCGGTCAAATTGAATCCCAGGTAAATGAATCGCTGAAAGAATATTTCGCTGAACTTCGTGCTAATTGGTACAAAGATCTTGACATCAATGTGCGTATTACACATATCGAATCTAGGCTATTAGAAATTGAAGGTATAGAGGATATTACATCAACGCTTCTAAATAACCTTGCTAGTAATATTAGCTTGAATGAGGAGATTCCTTCACTTGTTAGTATTGTGCTAAAGGAAGTGGGTTCATGAGCAACGATTTTATAAATGAATTACCTCCATATTATAAAGATGTTAGAGAGTTTCAGGAGTTGTCAGAAACGGTCGTATCGGACTGGGGCAAACTCAGTGAGGCTTTTTTTAATACGGAAAAAGACCAATTCATTTTATCGTCAGGTGAAGCTGCTATTGCTATCCGAGAAAAAGATTTTGGTATTATAGCAGATCGGCGTACGGAAACTTTAGAGTTCCGAAAATTACGGCTACTAGCAAGGATGCAAGAAAATACAAACTTAGTTTTCGAGTATTTAAAAAGCATACTTGACTCACTTTTGGGCAAAGGCACTTATGAAATCAATCTTGATATCGAAACGTTTGACATGGATGTATATGTGACGCCGGAAACTATCTATTACAAAGAAGTAAAGAGTTTAGTAGAACGAATCGTACCACTAAATATCGCTTTAAGAACTGCGCGTAGATTTAAAATCGATACTACTACGTACTTGCCAAGCTACTTAGCAACTGGCTCTGAAATCACGTTGCATCCAATGAACATCGGCAACATTGAATCAAGTGCCAAAACTAACAGTCTAGCCGGTATGAAAACAGCTACTAGAATTACCATTTTACCACTATGAAAGGAGAGTTAACATGAGCCAATACGGCACATTAATTACAAACATAGGGTTAGCTCAAATTGCCAACGCTCAAATTACGCAGTCCGTGGTAGGGTTGTCGTATATCGCATTGGGCGACGGGAACGGTTCACACTATGTACCAACTCAGAATCAAACAGCACTCGTCAAGGAGGTTTGGCGTGGGCCAATTGCAGAAAAAACGACTGACCCCACAAATGATAAACGAATCATTATCGATGCGGTTATTCCAGTAACTGCTGGGGGCTTCACAATCAGAGAAATCGGTATCTTTGACGATGAAAATCGTTTGATAGCAATTGGTCAATATCCTGAAAAATATAAACCGCAACTATCCGAAGGTGTATCAGAGGAAACCATTATTCACTTTGTTATTGAAACTTCTAATGCCGATGTCATCAAATTAACTATCGATCCAACTGTCATCATCGCATCTCGTCCTTATGTGGATGCAAAAGTGGCACAGGTGCAAACAGCGCTTACTGAACATTCGGCTGAAAGTGTCGCTGGCGAAAACGGAGCACATGACCTGCGTTATTTTAACGACAAATTAGAGTTTAATGACGGTTCAATTTGGAACGAGATTGAAACTGGTAGTGCGACTAAAGCGTTTGTAGGTGATTTGAATAATTTGGTTGAAAATGGGTATTACAGTACCGATAATCCACTTAATGCTCCTACCGGAGGAAAATGGTTAATATCTGTTTTAGTGTCATCTAATGGTAAAACTATATGGCAAGAAGCTCGGGCAGAAAATCAAAACAGACCCAATGATAACTTTTTCCGAAGGCTCGGACTAAAGGGAGATGATGGAGTTGTTGCGTGGGGAGTTCCGCAATCGGGGATTCCTGGCTATCTCAACGGGTGGAAGTATGCAAACTTAAACCTGTCCAATGATAAAGACAGCATTAGTCAAACAGCAGCAGCTACTTCATATGCAATAAGTCAAAAGGCGAATAAACAACAAGGGAATTGGATAAATGTTGTGTTATCTGGTGGTACGCCAGACATAACTTATCCGCCTCAGTACTATAAAGATGATTTCGGAGAAGTGCATGTGGCAGGTAGGGTTAAAGGAACTTATATTGCCTTTCAAATGCCTGTAGGATATATTCCACAAAAACCATTTGTCGCCGCGCTCTCTATTGCTTCTACGATTCAAAGTACAGGAATGAGTATTCAAGAAAACGGTTATTTCGTTGCAAATATGACGCAGGACAATTTGTACACATTTAACTTTTCATACAGAGCGAGGGAGGTGTAAATGTTATGCAAAAACAAGTATACGAAATTGATGTGTATGGTTGGAGAATAACTATCGATTTAGCCGACGTTGACGAAAATGGCAACATATTAGATGGCAATAAAAAAGATTGGATATCGGTCGATCCACATGGAATTTTCAAACCGAAATGGAACAGCACTGAATGGATAGAAGGTGCAACACAAGAAGAAATCGATGAAATTACAGGTAATACCTTAGACGTCGTTAAAATAAGAAAGATTAATGAACTAGACGAATTATGCAAGCAAACTATTTTAGGGCGATTCAAAGTAACAATTAATGAAATCGAATATGAATTTAGTTACGATGCAGAAGCACAGTCTCGCTTTAATGGGATTGGGCTTTTATTTTTTGCTAATAAGATATCTGAAATTGAATGGACAGCTTATGAAAATGAACAGCGTGTACGCATTGTGTTAAATCAAAGTAATTTTGATATTGTTTCACTAGCTGCGTTACAACATCAAAAAACAAACGTAACTAAGTACAATCAACTATTACAGCAAGTGAATGATGCTACTACAAAAGAACAAGTGGAAGCGATAGTATGGTAAAACGTTATTTTTGGTTTTTATTTATCGCTATTGACCAATTATTTAATACGTTATTAGGCGGTTATCCTGATGAAACCCTATCGAGTCGAATAGGAAAACATCAGCAATGTCCAGTATGTCGATTTATGTGTTGGTTATTAAACTTTATCGACAAAGACCATTGTTTAAAATCAATAGAGTTAGACGAGGGTAATAGGGACAATAAACATTAAACATGTAAAGAGGTGAAAAATATGAGTAAGTTAAAAATCAATCCGAAGGCATTAATTGTTAGTTCAGGGTTTTCTTTTTTCCCCTTGCTTATTTGGTTTGTTGGTTTTAATTACGCTTTTATCAAAAGAGGGTGGGGATTTAACGATTGGTCAATAATCGCTTTAATAGCAGGAGGTTATATTAGCCTTAAAATCTATAGCAATATAAAAGGAATATTTTAGTTTTTGTCGAAACCTATCTATATATGGATATAGGAGGTTTATTTATTTTTATGACTAGTCTTGATACAATTGGTGTTCAAATTAGCAAAATAGAAGATTCATTATCATTGATAGACAGTACTGTCAAATTTCATTTAACAATTCAATGGGCTGTGTTAGCATTTGTTATTACGGCTGCTGGCGGAGCATTGTATGTAATGGCAAGGCATTGGTTTGAAAAAGGATTGGAAATACGGTTGGAAAAACGGATGCTAATGATAAAAAAAGAGCTATTAGAAGATTTTGAGAAAAAGATTCCAAAAGTAAAATCTCTAACTTTTACAATAGGAGGAACTGTACACGGTAATAATGCAGTTAGGGTACAGGTTGAAAATAATAATGCTGATGTTAACTCACAAGTGTTCATTCAATCAAATGGTAATCATGGTGATTTAGAAGTTTATAAAATAAAAAACACTTCGGATTATATAGTGATTAACAAAAAACCATATTTTTTATCGTTTAATGTACTTATTGTCAATGGTTCAATTAAATTAGGGCGCGTTCCTTCTTATACAGAGGAAGAGGCAATGAAGATAATTAACGCATGATTCTTAAATATTCGTTTCAAATTACGTAATAACTTTAATTCGTGTAATTAGCAAAAACTTATTAGAGGGAACCCCTCAATTTTGTCGAATTAAGAATTCAGAGAGATAAAGAGGGAGGGGAAGAACTATGATAGAGTGTGAAAATTGCGGATGCCATTTTCATCCACATGACGATGGGGCAGATATAAGACAAGATTTGTGTTCAAGTTGCAATCGTGGATAGTATATTGTGACATTTAAAAGAATATTAAAAAGAGTGTTTTTAAAGGATACGCTAAAGCGTGTCCTTTTTATTATGAACAAAGGTTTCATATTGTGCAGTAACTGCTAGTCATAATGACTAGCAGATTTTTATCAAAGGATGAATAGCATCTATGTCGAATATTAGTATTAGACATGGAGGTTATTACAATGGAAAAAGTCACTATTGAATCAATTAAAAAGATAGTTATCAAATTGAAGCAGGATGCCAGAGGAAAAGGTTTGGAGTTTGTAGATATCACTTCAAGAGATGTACATGATCTGATAGGAGGATACCCTAACGGGAATTCTAGATTCCCTTCCTGTTGCAAGGCTATGTATGCTGTAATGACTGAAGATGATAAGGTACTTGATGCACCTAAAAGTCTGCTTAGTTCAACTGTGAAAGTTAGATATTATCTATAGAACACGTCCAGTACTTTGGATGTGCTTTTTCTATTGCTTGAAAGGATGTGGATTTATGAAATGTTAACCGTTACAGATATGAGTCGCCAATAAAATTCGTGAAAATATAATTAGCTAAAAAGGAATCCTGTATCTATTTGTTGAAATATACAATATTAGAAAGAAATGGGGTGATTATTAATGGAGGAAATTACTTTCAAAGAACACGAGAGAAAAATAAAGAACGATTTGGCATTAGATGATACTGTTAAAGTTTTGGTTGGAACAGACGCAAAAAAATATGTAGAAGATCATAAAGGAGATTATAAAAAAAACATAATTTAGATTTAGAGTCCAAATATAAATGGGCAAATGGTCTTTTTTTATGGGCGGAAAATGAAAATACAATTTTATTGAAAGACGAAGAAAAAATCAGGACATTAGCTCATGAATTACGGCATGCATGGCAATATAAAAATAAAGAATATAAATTTAAGATCCCCAATACAAACTTCCAAAAATTTATGGGGAACGTCATCTATTGGGTAAGTGAAAAAGAGTTAGATGCTCACAAATATGCAAAGTACTATTGTAGAGATAATTGTAAGAAAGATATGCTAAAGATCTTAGGGAATATTTACACCATTTATTTTGTTAGGATTATGTATTTTGTATTTATTGTACCTCTCATGCTTCTCACATTAGCATATGTTATAGTTCATATTGTTCAGTATCTAAAAGCAGCATAAGCTAGCATTATTTTTATGTCAGAAATAGCAGGGGATATTATCCTTTTGCCGAATTGTAGTTAACAAAAGGGGGGAGATTCGATGGGGCACTTTAAAGATCAGTTAATACCGGAATACCGTGATAAAGATCCACAAAAGTATTGTAGTAAATGTGAGAAAATGATTTCAGACCAAATTGCATACAACAATAAAGGCGTATGCGATGTATGCAAAGAAATTAACGAATAAAGCACTCTCAGCCGAGGGTGCTTTTTTATATTTTCTTAAACCGAAAATAAGGTGTTTTTTAAAATAAGAAACACAAACAAAGTGAATTGATTAAAAAATCATAGGTTTTTTAACGCTGTGAGGGCAAAGTTGTACACGATACAATTATTCGATTCGTTTCACAGTGTTTTTTGTTGTGCAAATTCAGGGCAGGAAGGCGAGGTCATGTGTTATGAGTGACGATGTAAAAGGAGTATCAACGTTTCAGCAAGCAGTGACAGCAGTTGACCATGAAAGACGGTTGAGTGAGTTAGAAAAGGATGTAAATACAATTAAACCGATTGTATATAATACAGCTTCAAGTGTGAAACAAATTGAAAAGTCTGTTGGGAAAATGGAGCAGAACAGCGACAAAATCAAAGGCTATTTTTTAGCCGCAGCTATAAGTGGTGTGGTAGGTATAGTTTTTATAGCATTACAAAATTCAATCTTTGGAGGGTGAAAATTTATGAAAATCAATTGGAAAGTACGATTAAAACACAAGCCGTTCCTGGTAGCATTATTCGCATTAGCACTTTTGCTAGTGCAACAGGTAGCAGCAGTATTTGGTTACGATACAACAATTTATAATGAGCAAGCGACAGAGTTATTTAACACTGTGCTTGCTTTTTTAGTGCTCATTGGTGTTGTGATTGATCCTACAACAACTGGCACAGCTGATAGTGAGCAGGCGCTTGGCTATAACAAACCACGTGATGATTTGGAGGGTAAATAATGACATATTTAATCGCATTAGATGATGGACACGGTATGCAAACAGCAGGTAAACGCACACCTCACATCGCTTCTTTGGGGCGTTATATTCCAGAAAATGAATTTAACAGAGCAGTAGTCGGTTTCTTAGACAAAGAATTAAAGCGTTGTGGCTTCAGAACGTTACTAGTCGCACAAACAGATGCTGATACATCACTCGAATCACGTGTAGCACTTGCTAATAAAGCAGGTGCTCATTTTTATTTATCGAACCATTATGATGCGTTAGACGGAAAGTTTGATGGACCAGGTAAAGATCCAGAAGGTTTTACAGCATTCGTTTACTTAAATAATTCGAATACGAAATCCGGCCAGTTCGCCAAGCTCGCAGTTAAACATTTAGCAGCTGGGACAACTCAAAAAAATCGTGGTGTGAAAGAAGCTAATTATTATGTTCTACGAGCAACAAAAATGCCTGCAGCGTTAATTGAATGCGGCTTTATGGACAACGAACGTGAGGCACTATTAATGGTAAATGTAGCGTTCCAAAAAGAAGTGGCACAAGAGCTCACTAAAGCAATGTGTGAATTTTACGGAATGAAATATGTAGCAGTAACAACAGAAGTACCGACAAAAAGGGAGGAAACACCAGTGGCAAATTCATTAACGAGTACAGCAAAGCAGGATTTAAAGGAATTATTAAAAGAGACATATAAACTTGGTATTATGAAAGTTGATCATAGCGACCGTGGTGATCGTATGACTGATAGTGAGACATTAGGGTTAGTTATTTCAGTTGTGAAACGTACATTATAG